TCCCCCTGGATCAGAGGTCCCGGCCTGTCCGGTATCCTTCGCCCCCATGGACAGGTATAGCGTCATCTTCTGCTGGAACATTGGATCGACAAACAACTCGTCTACATCTTCCATGATGTCCCACTCATTCGCTATCTTAGTGAGGTACGCCGTAGTATTGAACGGCTGCCCAACAGCCATAAATGCAGTCGCTGCGTTAGCAGCACCCGGTATGATGTTCGTGGCAAACCGCTCGATTCGCTGCGAACGCTCTACAGGGTTGAGTTGGCTCATAGAGCGAGTCCGAAGCCTGAATACATAATCTAGAAAATCACCCTGTCGCATTTCAGGAGTCAAGAATAATTGAATGTATACTCCACCTGTACTGCGTTTGGTGAGCGGCTTGTTGATCAGTGGGTCGGTCCAGAAATACCAGCCTTTGCGCCGCCCTACTTCTGCTGTTTGATCATACAGAATGCTCCGCATATCCTCCAGCGAGATTTTGACGTTTGCGTTAGTCGTCATGGTCTTAGTGGCAGACTCTTTCCCTTGTCCAGATCCAGGGGCCACGGCACCACTTAGCGCGTCTGGGTTGCCACCCATATGATTGGACCAGGCATAAAGCTGTGCGAGGGCTGCCTCGTTTTTGTTGTTCTGCCCACCAATTGAAATCTGATTGATCCCCTTCGGGTCCATCGACGGGATCGCGTCGTTTGTGCGAGCCTCCTGCATCTTATCGATGGTATCCGCCTCTGAGGGAGTATAAAAAGTCAAGTCCTTCTGTGCGTGGATCTGGTCTATGATCTTGACCATCACCCGGTTGGTCTCGATGGCGAGATCGTGCCAAATAGACATCGGGGCCACTGGGAACGGATTGCCCTGCACCGGCGGTGTGAACGACAGTGGGACATACGGCCCCTCTTTCGGGCCATTGTAATCTACCACGCTCAAGTAGCTATTCTGAATCTTCTGTGTCGGGTCACCCATCGTGACGACCTGCTCGATTTCTGGCACGTACATCTCGACCACGTCTACATCATCGTTCATGGACACGACGGCGGATTTAGCTTCATCAGCTATTGTCAGGCCAGAGATATTATCAGTCATGCTCGTGCGAGATGAGGGCAGCAGTAACGCTATGTCGCTGTTATAGCCGTCCGTGTCCAAGAGGTACTGGCGCGGTACAGTCGTGCGGTGCCACAGGCTCTGTGCCTCACGAATACTTTTGCATGTCGGGTCAAACCCGAAATCATCGATATCAATATTCTTCGCGTAGACCTGGCCGGGGTCGATATTTACGTCGCCCATTTCAATCAGCTCACCCGCAGCAGAGATACCGACCTTCATCCACCCCCACCCGAAAAACGCATTCGTCACCCATGCCCGCAGCTCCTCTTTCATGCGAGTCTGTCGGGCGTCTGCATCCAATGCGAGGCCAAGCAGTTCAGCAGACTGCCGATGCTCGACATATGGACTCACAACCTCAGTGATTGGGTTTTTCATCACGAGGTTGGGGACGTAGGAGGTTATCGTGTTGAACACGAGGTTCAATGGCTCAGACCCCTCAACGCCGAACGTCTCACGGTAGTAGTGACTCACGTAGGACTTGAATAGCATCGCCTGCACCTTGTTAAAGTGCTCCATGCGTTTGAAGCCTAAGATGACAATGTTTTGGACCTGTTGTTCCGTAACCTGCTTAGCCATATTATGCCACCGCGAAATTAAATTTCTTCCGTTTGCTTGGTGTGTGCCGTGATTTACGTCGTGACTTTATGTGGGCCATGAAGCGATGCCCTGCCGATGCATTCGGCGGACCTTGCTTTTTCTTCTTAGCATTGGGCGTCTCTTTATCATCAAGTGTGAGGGCGTCCGCTATAACCCTGTCGCCGTGTGCCTTCTTCGCCCCGCGTGTCTCCTGTACAAAATCAGAGGGTCCGATGCCACCGCCCGGATAATGGATATACATGCGGGCTTCTTCTAAGGCATCAATCGACCTATTTACATACCCACCATGGGCGAGCTTTTCATCATATATCGACAGCAGTTCAGACTTACTACGTTCCCCTGTATGGAACCCGTACTGCTGTGTTTTCTTGTTCGTGACGCTCCCTTCGGCCTCACGCCGGTAATAGTAGGGGTAGCAGTAATTCTTGACTAGGATTCGCCCTATGTCCCATCCTGGCCCATTATTTTCCCACTTTATAAACGGGAGTTTTCGTGGTAAGGAACCACCAACCCACAAGGCTACTGCTACGATCGTTTGGGCGAAATCATATGGTGGCTGATTCGAATCTACCCATTCCCCTATTTTCTCACCTGACTCTATGCACTTGATCGAGATCACTGAGTTACTGGCACCCTGCCCTTTACTCGTGTCGATGCCAAAAATGTAGTGCTTGTTCTGATCAGGTCTGCCGTTAAACAGGTTGCACCAGATACGCAACGGTGCGTCGGGGTACTCTTCCGCTATGACGAAGCTCTTATCTCGTTTGCTGATATATTTGACAACGTCATCGTGCCCGAGATTCTTGCGGAACTTGACATCAAGTCTAGCACTGGGCCTGCGCCCATACATGGCTATGTGCATGTCGATGTCCTGTTCCTCGAAATACGACAGCCCTGGCTCAGTGTCTAGCCGGTTGATTTCCGTCGCCATATACTTCGGACCACGAACCAACTCTTCTGCATCATACCACGGGGACCGGATTTCCCACTTGCCGGTCTCAGTCTGCTTGAGATATCGGCCTTTGCCTTTATCAGGGTGTTCGTGGTACGGGAGTACAAAGACCGGAATCGTCTTGTCGCCGCGCCAGCGATTGTACTCACTGCCAGGAACCGATGTAGAATTGACAATGCGGACAAGAGCCGCATCACGAGTCGCATTACGCATTTGTGCGCCATTTTGAACTGCTCCAAACTCGTCGAGAAACGCGATTGTCCGACGGTCGCCGCGAGCCGCGTGCTTCGTTGTGGATTCACCGTCGTTGGTCGAATTGATCAGCGGGTTGTGCCAGTGCATATGGGTGCGATACTTCTGCCCTAAGAAACAGTCAGGCGGTCGCATCCAGTCAGGCAGCCAAGTGTTGATAAAATCATGCTTCTGGAAAATAGCCTTCATGTTTCCCGGTTTATCAACGTAGTCTTCGTTACGTGACATCGACAGGATCATCGTGTCTGGGCGAAAGATCATATTGTGGTGATTGAAGCCAATACAAAGCCAGCTACCACCCATATCACGGGCTTTATCGACAAGCACGTCTTTGCCGTTTGCAACACACCATTCAAATCGATTGAGTAATTCATCTTGGATTGTCCAGGAAATCATCGGCTGATTCGGGTGGGGGGCTTCTATACGGTCGCCAGCTTCATTCACATCGAACTGGTGCCAGGTCATCATAAAGGCATTTACCCAGAAGAGCTGAGAGGCTGCGCAGGCGTCGAGCAGGTCCTGCTGTAGGCCCTCGTCTTTCTCTGCCTTGTCGAGCAGGTCCATGCGCCAGCGTATGTTTTCCTCTAGGGTCTTAGGGACCTCGATCCCTGTGATAGGGTCCTTCCAGATTGGGGACTGGTTCGGAAATGGGGTGCCCAACTCAGGTTTTATCAGTTCTCTACGCATTCAATGTCGTCGGCCTGGCCATCACGGCCCCTGGTTTCTTCGGCTTATTGAGGATCTCTCCCAGCCGCTTTCGTGTTCCAGAGCCAAACTCGCCAGATTTCTTCTTGTCTGCTACTTCTTTTGTAATGTCCGGTGATGCCTTTCCTTCAGTGTACTCTCGAATCGCCTTCACCGCCGCCACATCAGGCTTTACATACACCTGCATTATTTCCTGGGTTTTAGGGTTGACCTTATCCCTTATCCCACCCTCGGCCATTTCGTACAGACCACGGGCGACAGCCTCTGCTTTGGTAACTGCCACTGCTTGCCCGTCGATCACGATAATCGAGGTTTTCTCGTTGCCTACCTCGATCAGGAGTTCTGTCAGCAACTTATTTGGGGTTAGCTTTTTTGCCATTAAGCCTTCAGGAAATCATGCCTGTACGTGCCCTTGGCTACATCAATATCGAGGATCTTGTCCCCGGTGAGGGTAATTGGGACGAACGCTATCTTGCTGATGCCCTCAGTGTTCATTAGCAACTCACCCCAGTAATTCCCGGTGCCAGATACTGCCTTGATTTCCTGGTTCGTCAGGCTGTTGGACACGACCACAGCATCGCAGAACGTGAATCCCGTGTCGGCGACCTGCGTGCCAGAGGTGACAGTAACCGTCGCGGCACGGTTGTAGTAATCCTGCCCGTCTGCGTTCTGCCGTACAGTCAGCATGTCTACCACGCCAGTACTATTGTCAGCGATGGTTGTACGATACCGGAATCGCAGCGAGGCTACACCCTGCGGCACCCTCCAGACGACGATATCGGCCAAGGCCTCAATCGACGCCGCATCTCTGGCCCCCACTGCCGGTGTAGCAGCGACTATTGCGGTGAGGCTGGCTACCTCTAACCAAGGCTGTTGGATTTCATAGGCTTCATTTGACATTACTCGGCCTCCTTCTTAGGCTGGGCGATAGGCGTGATATCGACGTCTGGAACACCATCGCCGTCAAGATCGATTTTCATAGTCGTAGGCCGCGTCGGGGGTGGCACTGGTCCACTGATCTGATTCGGCTTGTCAATTGCGATCTCCTTGGTAATCGGCTCAATCTCAAACGCCACTGTGACGGCGGGATCAAAGCCAAAAAAGTTGCACATCTTCTGCCAGTCGATGACCATACGCTTTCCATGCTTTTCGCGGAGTTGTTCAAGCGTGACTTCCATACGTGCTTCCCTTTCTTAATCGTTAAGTAGGCGGTAAGTGCGAGCTTTTGTAAACGTGGGTATCTGTAAATCGATCACATTTACACCCCAGTCTTTTGCCTCTATCCTCAAATCATCCAGCACATCTCGCCGCAATTTCTGGGGTAAAATGTTAGGCTCTATAGCGAGCCGCCTCCCAATAAGCCCGAGGGTATAATTCGCTATCGAGTCATCATAGTCGATCACCTCCAGGAGCGCCAAACGCGGGTCATCCACCTCATAGCGAATCGTCGTCTCAACTGCTGTGCCACAGACCACCTGTGAGGCTATATCAACGATCTGCTCCTTTATCGCACAGGTCAACACCTCGTCCCGGAGCCACATACGCCAGTGGAATCCGGGCTCCAGGGTTTCCTGGTATGTGCCCCATCGCAGTTTCACCGCACCTTCGTACTCGGCTATGATGCACCACGGTGGCAGCTTCGTCAAGAACTCCCATATTTTAGCAAGAAATTCCATTAGTCTGTGCTGCCTCGTTTGCACTTGCGACTCTTTTTCTTGTCCTTCTTCGGTTCCTTCCGGGCTTTCTCTGGCTTGTCTCTGTGATCCATCGCTACCATACCGCCCCCTATTAGTCTGTGCCGTCCGCTGGTACGCCGTACCTATCATGCTGAACCACTGGAGCAGGCTTATCGTCAACTACTCTAAACCGCTGGAGCCGGAACCAGTTGCGAACATCCCCAATCGTGTCACGGAATCGGGCCACTGGTACACTGTAGTTTAGCGTTGCATTGTACCCAGCTACCAACACGCCGATCACCTCGTTCTTCATGTTAAAGACGGGTCCGCCACTATTCCCAGGGTTCGCTGCGGCATCGGTTTGCACCATGCAGTGCCAGTCAAATGGTCCACCGAATTCCCGTTGATCAGCCGAGATAATTCCCGTCGTGAACGTGTTGATATTCTCGAAGCCAAACGGGCTGCCGCCGATGAATACCATGTCTCCCACTCGGGGGTCTTTTCGGCTGAGTTCGACGTAGGGGAAAGTTGCACCGTTCGGGTCCAATTGCAAGAACGCGATATCATTTTCTTTATCCTCAATCACGTATTTTACGGAATATTCGGTCTCCCGATCATCGAGCGTGATCGTGTAGGAGCCCGCTGTACCCCCTGTGACGTGCTTCGCGGTCATCACGATGCCGTCGGCACTGAGGATCACGCCCGAGCCCTGGCAGACGCCGTCCTTGCTGATGTGGACCACTGCTGAGCGGACTGCCTGGATGTTCTGGCTGATGCTGGATGCGGAGCGTACTCGCTCCGTATATACCGCTGATAAGAGTCCTAACTCGACAAAGGATAGGAATACGATTACTATTAGCCATCTACACTTTCTGTCTGTCATCCTGTGCCCTTTCAGTTGAACAATAGCGGGGGCCGGTTCTGCCCCGGCGGCCTTCGGATTATGAGTCCGACATTCTACTACTGAACTACCCCGCAACTAAATGATGGCACCTGGGCTCGAACCAGGAATCTTCCCCTCAGCGTCCTGAAGGGCTGCCCTGCCAATTAGGCTATACCACCTTGGGGGGCACGGGTCGGATTTGGACCGACAGCCTCCCGCTTTATCAGAGTGGGTGCTCTGCCGTCCTGCTTGTGTTGAGCTACCGTGCCATTATGTTGGAGGGGCTAGGTGGCCAGCGTCTAAGGCTACTTCATGCCCCATTGGCCGCTGGCTCAGCATCACCCCGTAAAAGAGGAAACCCGAGGCGGGATTTCAGGTCCCGTTCTCTGTGCAGCTTGCCCCGTAGGATCGAGGAGCCCACGACCGGCTTATGCTGATCAAGGGGTAAATCTGGTGCAGCCGTGGGCTCCTGTATAAACTTTCATGCGGCCAGACGGCGGGTGACGCCTACGCGGGTGCTTCCCGCACTCTTCTGGCCGTGTTTTTACCTATTTATTTGTTAATGAACTCTATGGTAGGTATTATAGCAGATTCGGGTACGGAAGTCAAGACAATTCTTTGAAAATATATTATATTTTTAGGGGTTAGGTACTTACGCGGCTTGGGACCCCTATTGGTTCGTGCGTATCTACGCTTTTGTTGACAAAACCTCGGCACTTGTCTACAAGTGTGTAGACTTTGTTAAGGCGAGGAACGCGGGAAATAGTGCGTGGGCGGGGGGAGTCTAGGTAGGAGGGTAGGGGGTCGCGGGTCCCATAATGTCAAGGGTACCACCCCGGGGGGTCCGATAACACGCAGCGTCCCATAACCTGGGCTCACGCGCGTGCGCGTGCATGCGTTCCACTATAGGTGACACAATCTCAACTACTTAGCAACATAGTAGGAGATTCTATTTGCATCCCACTTGTGGTGTGTTATACTATCCATAGCCAATGATGGCAATTAAGGGAACGATCATGGACAAACTAACAGTATACGACATGGTGAGGCACAAGCGGGACATTGACAAGCATGCTACGCTAGTTCGGACACACGAACACGAACAACAGATGATCAACAGGTTTCGTAAGACATTCCAGGAGGACGATTATGGATTGCAGGATACTGAGTAACACAATGATGTGGCTAACGATCATGGCCTATGCGGCTATGTGCTAACAAGTTAAACTAGACTCTCAATCACTTCAATCGGGGACATAGCCTAGCTTGAATCCCTAGGCTATGTCCCTCACTTCTTTTAAGGAGAATGGGTTATGTTAAAGCAAAAATCAAAGGCCCTTTTGTGGCGTATGGCAACAAATAATATTTACTTTGGTGGTTGTTCTGCCCTAGTGTTGGCCAAGCGAATACAAGACCCAGAAGCAATGGATATCGTTGATGCAGTGTATAGTGTGTCGGCGATTCAGCCAAACCCGTATGAGCAGGATGAAGACTAAGTACTTCTACGTACGTACTTTTACTTAGTTCTCTACTCCAGTAGAGAGGAGGAGGGTCCAAAACTTACAAAAATGTAGGATTTGGTTTAGCATCTATGCTTATTTGGGTACAAAACAGCCAAAATAGGCTAATGTCGACATACCTAACCTCAACACACACAAGCACTTGCCAGCATCTTAA